TTAATATTTAGTTTTTATGGGTTTTAGCATAGCTTTTATTAGTCTAAACTTGCTTGCATTGGCTATGTATTCTTCTTTGTTTCCAGTGTTTAAGGTATTCTTTGTTGGAGTTTTTGTGCTGTTTTTGTTGCTCAATAATACGTACTGTTGTGCTTCGTTTAAGTCTACTACTGTGGGGTTTAGGTCGGCAAAGGTGGCAAATGTGATATAAGTTCTTTGTGTTTGATGGTTATAAAACACATATTGGCTACCGTCAGCTGCGGCATTGTAAATGGCAAATACTTCTATTTGCGTTTGCTTGTTCTTGCTATTTACTTCTTTTAAAGGTTCTATTTCACTCCCGTCAGCCGTGAATTCAACAAGCAAGTGCAAATTTACTTAATCTGTTCGTAAAAGCACTCATGCGGTGTTTTAAATTCTAATTTTTTTCTTGGTCTCATGTTAATTCTCTTTGAATACTTTGTGATTTGTTGATGGCTGACATGTTCAAACGTTTCTGTTTTTGGCACGTATTGCCTAATCAGTCCGTTGGCATTTTCTATGGCCCCTTTCTGCCATGAAGCGTATGGGTCAGCAAAATAGATGGTGACACCAAGGCTTTTGCCTATCATTTCATGACAAGCGAATTCAGTACCGTTGTCAGTTGTAATAGACTTGACATGCTCTTTGAATGGAGACAGCAAATGTATTACAGTACGTGCCAGCTCTTTGGCATTTTTCCCCTTTTTGAGTTTTCTCATAAACAACATACTTGTACTGCGTTCTATCAGTGTCACGATGGTTCCATGATTTCCTCTTCCAACAATCGTGTCCATCTCGAAGTCTCCAAAGCGTTTTCCGTCAACTTCAGCAGGTCTCTCACTGATGCTTGTTCTATTGGGTATGGATATGCGCCTGCCACCAACAGGTCTGGCGCGACGCTTCAGCTTGTGACGACAGTGTTTATATAATGTTCCTCCTTCTGCCTTGTCCTTACGTATCATACGATATATGGTTTCATGGCTAATATACTTGCCGTCCTTGGCCAATACACCGGATATTTGCTCCGGAGACCATTGCTCGGTAACAAGAAGATGCTTTGCCTCTTCCATGACTTCCTTGTTGATTGAATGATTGCCTGGCTTTTTACGCTTTGTTTGTACTGCATTTGCTTGGGCTGTTTCCCAATTATAGCGTCCTCTGACTCCACTATTACGTCTTATTTCACGAGACACTGTACTTGGACTTACATTTATCGCTTTGGCAATCTCTTTTTGTTTCGTTCTATTTTGGAGTAGTACAGAAATTGTGTACCTTTGCTCCGAGGTTAATTGTTTGTACATTGCAATGCAAAATTAATTAATCTTGGGGAGACAGAGGTCTCCCTCTTTTATTTTTATGCATTGCTTGTTGATTTTCCACTCATGGGAGCTGCTCGCCCCCAAACCCCTCGGTGTTTTCTGGTATAGATTATTAAGCTAAACCTACACTTGGGATTGCAGTTCTATGTTGAACTTGCGAAATCAATCTTGATAAGGACTGTCAAAAGGCAGAGGTTATCATTCGAGAAGTAGGCAATGTGAACGAGCTACCCGTGCTTGAACCCGAAAACCTCAACGTAAGAGGTACTATTGGGACTATTTTCTCATTCCTCGAGAAACGCTGGGGTTGCGATGGTCAGATAGACCGTGAACACACGCATATCATTGTAGACCGAGATAACCTAACAATGATGCTTGTTTGCAACGAGACAGACAAACGTAACAGAATTATCGTTACAGGACAATTGCAGCTGTCCCGTCAGTTTGAAGCGTTCCACATCAATGATGGCTATGAATGGGAACCTATTCAGCTTAGCCAATTCATCAAGATGAACCGTGCTTACTTTGCCGAGCGTGATACCAACATGAAATTGGTGTCAGTCTTTAAGAACTTCAAGGCAAAGGTGAACACCGACTACGAGCGAGACCGCAAGGAAAACGGTTCATATACGGACAACTATTCACAAATTGTAGATTCCAATATGCCTGACCGCTTCTTTGTAGTACTGCCAATTTTCAAAGGCACAAAAGCGCAGTCTATCGAAGTGGAAACGTATGCCACTATCAATGGGCACGACGTAACGGTGCAGCTTATTTCACCAAGTGCACAGCAAGTTGTAGAAGAAACACTGGACACTATCATTGATGAACAGATTGAATCCATCAAGGAGATTGCGCCCGAAATCCCATTCATCGAGAAATAGACAACAACGTATGGTTTTTGGATAGGTGGCGGAATTGGTAGACGCTAATCAAGATGTAAGGTGCAAAATTCCAAGATAACAGACAATAACCAAACCTGAAACTTGCGAGACATCTTAGGACTCTGTTATAGCCAAGACAGATAATCCGCAAAAAACACCACTCGTGCAGGTTCGAGTCCTGCCCTATCCATTAATTAAAATAAATGTCTAACAAAAAAACAAAAAAAATTATGTGTAAAATGGAAGAAAAAATGAAACAATACACTTGTACTAAAAGTGTAAAAGCAGCACCCTGCGATTTGTTTGATGCGCAGAAAATCATAGGTCGAAAAATCTATGGAGATGACAGTGAGAATATGATGGGTTATCTCATTCAATACGAAGACGGCTATATGTCATGGTCGCCTAAAAAAGCTTTCGAGGAGGGTTATGTATTAACTGAAACTTTCATTAATAGAATGGAATTTGAGCTTACAGAGCTAACCAAGCGTATCAACAAGGCTATGAAAGCGTGCTTTACAATCGGCACATTGCATTGGTACAAACGGCAAGAACTTATGGGACAATTAGAGCATATGCAAAAATATGCTGATGCTCTTTATCAACGTATCGAAAGAGCAAAAGAAGACGAATCTCAGCAGAAAGAGCGTTCAATCATAGTTGCGCGATATGTAAAAAAAAAGACGAATAGAAAATAAGGAAATATAATAAGCTATGGGTTTGACTTTTGAGCAAGCATTGGCTCAACAGAAAGCCAAGCGCAAATCACCCTCTAATGAGGAACACCGCATACAATGTTCTTGTGTGCGGTGGTTTAATTTAAAGCATAGAAAGTTACAAGGTCGCCTATTTGCTGTTCCAAATGGAGGTAAACGAGATGCACGCACAGCTGCAATACTCAAAGAAGAGGGCGTTGTGGCAGGTGTGGCAGACTTAATACTGCTTATACCTAATCGTTTCTATGGAGCTTTGCTCATTGAAATGAAAACTGCAAAAGGCAAGCAAAGCCCATCGCAAAAACAATGGGAGAAGCTTGTAACGGAGCAGGGAGAATATAAATATATCGTCTGCCATTCGTTAGACGAATTTATAAATGAAGTAGAAAGTTACCTTAAATTTTACTAAAATGGATATTGATTATTACCCTATCGAAATTAGCATCTTCCAAGATGCTAAAGTACGAAAGCTTATACAATATCAGGGAGCAAAAGCAGCAACAGTATATGTTTATCTGTTATGCGAAATATATCGTAATGGATATTATATATCGTGGAATAAGACCACAGTACAACTTGTTATGCAAGCCTTAAATTTAGATGTAGCTTTCGTAAAGGAAGCTGTAATTTGTTGTGCAAAAGTAGGATTATTCAATTCTGAATATCTATACAAAGAAAAGATTCTAACATCAAAGGGCATTCAGAAACGATACCTAAGAATTTCTAAGATATGCAACAACTCTATAGCCATAGAAGATTACAGTTGCATAGAAAACAAACAATCTGTCAAACAAAAAAACACTACAGGAATAGATAAAGAAATTGAAGAACTAAAACTATCCTGTGTATGGCTCGACAACTTACAAACATTGCATCACTTACCAAAAGATGTATTAATAAACAAGTTGGACGATTTTAAACTGCAATGTTTGGCAGATGGAATAGAGGAACACGCCAATATCAGAGATGCAAAGCAGCACTTCAATAATTGGTTAAGAAAAATGCAAAACAATGAAAGCAATAGACAAGAAACAAAAAATAGACGTAGAGGCAATGTTCTCACTTCTTCTAAAAAGAAAGAATATACCGACACGTTTTAGAATACCATACACAACAGAACAAGTATATACTATGCTGTATGCAGCTTGTAAAGCCGAAGTTGCAGCACGAATGAGAAAATTTGTTGATAGCAAAGAATATAAACAGCATATATTAGATGTCGCTAAGTGGCTGACATCAAACGAAACAACATTTGGGTTGTTTATTTGTGGCGATAAAGGCAACGGGAAAACAACTCTTGTGCTGGCGTTGCAGTCATTGTATTTCTATCTCCATTTAGGAGAGCGTTGCGAGAACAGAGAGCCACCGTACAGCGGTTTCAGAATTGTAACAGCAAAGGAGCTTGTGCAGCTGGCTAAAGCTGACAACAATCCGACAAAAGAAAACGAAAAAGCAACTACAGAATTTCGTCTTCTAAAGAACATAGAGATACTATGTATAGATGACTTAGGCACAGAGCCTTGCGAAAGTCTTAACTATGGCGATACTGTTACGGCAGTTACAGATGTTATACATTATCGCTATCAAAAACAATTTTGTACGATAACAACATCAAATCTTACTTCAAAAGAGATTGGGGAATATTACGACCAGCGTCTACTTGATAGATTTAAAGAGATGATGCACGTTGTAAACTTTGCTCACGAACCATCATTTAGATAAAATATTTAATAAAACAATAAACAATAAAAGTTATGAAGAAAGAAACAGTTGAAAAATTATGTGCCTCTTATATGGAGGACGTAAGAGGCGTAAAGAGAAATACACCTAATAGAAACTTTGTATTGCGTCTAATCGAAGATACTTATAAGGCAGGATTGAAAGATGCCTACAAAGGCATAAAACCGTTAGACTGGACGGTTAAAAGGTATGAAATGTCGGCTTGCACGTTTGTAGGTCTATTTATAATCCGTCCGATTTTAAAAGGTGGATTTGATGTAGACTGCAACGGCAGAACTTTGTGTACTCGTTCTACCTTATCAAAGGCGAAAGAGTTTGCGAACAATGTTTACAAACAGAAAGTAAAAGAAAGGTTGGGACTATGACACAGAAAGATTTAGCCGATGAGTATGCAGAGAAAGAGTATCACCGTGTAAATGGGGACGATGCTCCCTGCTTTACAGATGAACCCTGTTTTAACTTCGATGACATTAGATACGCTTTCAATGCAGGTCGTGAGAGCGTGGTGGAGAATATGCCTAAATTGAAGTGGAAAAGAATTGGCAAAGATGGACTATATATTGCCATAACAGTTTTTAACTGGTTCTACAGGATAGAATTTGTTTATAACGAATTTCATTTATTCTGTAATAGCTATTTTATCAGTTGTTATATCTCACTTTCAGAAGCCAAGCTGGCAGCCAACGAACACTATAAGAAACAAATTAAACAAGCATTGGGATTATGATTTCAAAAATTATGTTTACAGAGTTAAGGCGAGTGTGTTCAAATGGGTATATGCACTATATTCCTGAGTTTGAGGAAACATTTCCTGAACTTAAAAATGTAAGTAATGAAGAAATGGTAGATAGGTTTAGAAAACTTGGTATTGAATTTTACACTACCGAAGAGAAACCCGTGTCTCTGCTTGTTAGGTTATCTATGCCTTTTGCTTTCATTACATTTATAATTATGTTGATGACAAGCCCCATACACTTTTTCATTACAGGTAGATGGAAGTATCGGTTAAAAAGCAATGGCAAACTTATGAATTGGTTTGACGCAGTAGGTTTCTAATAAGTAAAGATAATTCCGAGTTATGACAATATTAGAATTACAGAAAGAACTTCAAGAAAAGTACGAAAAGTACGGAGATATTGAAGTGGTAATCCAAAACGGAGACGATGGCGGAGAATACTGCGGTCAAAGAAATATTGAAAATGTAGAATTTGAGGGAGAATACCCTAACGAAATGGTTATTCTGTCGTAAAAAATAAATTATGAACAGAGATATTCACCATAGCTGCAAATGCACAGGGCAAAATTTCACTTTCGAAGAATGGGGCGAATACTTACATTTGGAGGACAGACCCGAAATAGTGCATCAATACAAAGAGTTTGGCTTCAATATTTGCGATGTATGCTTAACGCCGAATGTTAAGATAAAATGGGATAATAAAACAAATTACTTTGAAGTCGCAACAGCGCAATCAGACAATGAGTGTTGGGATTACGGATTCAATTATAATTTTGGGACGCAAGGCGGTGGTTGTGGTGCAGGCTATGTTGATACGCTAACAGGTGGGTATAGCACCGAAAAAGAAGCTATCAATGCAGCCTTAAAATCCTTAGAAGAGAAATGCCAACGTGTTATAAATGAAATTCAATTCAGGGGCGGAGATATAGACGATAACGATAGTAACGAACCCGAAATTAGGGGTTCGTCTGTACTTCCAATACTTAAAGAGGCAATGCGTAAGATTGCTTATTATAAAGAAGTATTCAACCCCCGACAATTAGAATTATTTGATTAGTTTTTTGAAACCTAAGATTAGTTTTGATTTATGAACGGAATAACAATAAACGATAAACAATGCATATTCATTGCAACAGATGAAGATGTAGATTGCGGTCAAAGCGATATTCGAGAATGCTATATTATGTATAAATCTTTTCACATTTATGCTTATTAGTTATGATAGTATATATTAATTTATTAATTGCTTTGGTTTTCTCGTTTGTTTGCTTAGGTCTTGCGAAAATAATTACAGAGAACATAAAGCTAAACAAGCGGATAGATAATTTGTTTGCTAATCAACGAATGATGTATAAATATCAACTGCTTTCGTTGTTGGCGAATATGAGAAATTTAAAGACATTGGCTATTATACAGGAGGAATACGAGATTGTAAATAGCATACAAAAGAACATAGAAAAAATAGAAAAAGAATTGAAAGATTATGAAGCGTGAAATTTTATTTAGAGGAAAAAGAGTAGATAATGGCGAGTGGGTTCATGGCAAAGGATTACAGCAATGTAAAGATGAACTTGGAAACGAGATAGTAGCCATATTCACAGATATTGTGAAGTCTGAAAAGTATATAAAGAAAGAGGGTAGGTACACTCTTTATTACGTGCCAGTGAAAGCCGAAACACTTGGACAGTATACAGGATTAAAAGACAAGAATGGCAATAAAATATTTGAGGGGGATATTTTACGTTTCCAAGTTCCTGATGGCACTATACGACATTTTGTAGTAGAATATGCAAGTGAAGATAGAATATTAAAATCCTTGTCCGATTTTGTGCCTGACGGCAACCCTATCCGTATAAGCGGTTGGTGTTTCAATTGGAAAGGATACCGTTTATACCCGACGGTGATAGACGGAGTGCCTGATAATGAAATAATGGAAATAGTTGGGAATATTCACGATAACCCCGAATTAATGAAGTAAACGTATGAATAAAATAATCCCTAAACACTGCTCCCTCCCTATTTGCCATTGTGCAAACGGGGTAGACACGATAGACTGCTGGACGTTCCTTAATGAAAGATTTGAGGAGTGTCCAAATATTAATTGTGAATGTTATAAAAAATAATATATGGACGAATTAAGAATGGAATATGTCATTCCCATAAAACCTGTAGAAATGATTGATTGCAGTTATCTACCCAACAAAAAGAGTAAATCACGTGCAGGTTCAACACCTTATGCCTGTAAAAGAAAAAAGAAACGTAAAAAGTAAAAATATGGAAAGAAAAATTATTGAAAATGGAACAACTTTCAGGTGGCACAATTCAAAAGAGGAGCTTCCAAACCTTAAGAACGAAAAAGACACACTTACGTGTGTTGTCAAACGTAATGGGTACCTGTCTCTTAGTGTATGGAACCAATATTACCAAGTATGGGACGATGAATTTGGCGACGATTGCGAAATGAGCAAGGAAACAGAACTTGAATGGTTTTCTCTTGATATGATGGAGGAAAGTGAAATTATTAAATTAAATGAACTATGAAGATAAAGAAAATAATATCACAACATCGCAGAGATTTTCAGGCGGTATATGAGTGTGAACATTGTGGATATACTGTAAAAAGTTATGGATATGACGATGAGTATTTCCATAACGAAGTAATCCCAAACAAAGTATGTCCGAAGTGTGGAAAGAAAGCAGATAAAAATTATCGTGCATTAAGTACAAAATACCCAAATGGAATGACTGTGTAAATTAATAACAAAATAATTATGGAAATAAAGTTAAAGGCTGGGGATAGCCTTAATATCCCAGAAGGCTGCAAGGCGGTTATTAAGGACGATGTGGTTGTCTTTGAAAAAGAACAAGAATTTAAGGACGGAGATATACTTGCACATTTAAATTACTTAAATTATCGTTGCCCTTTTATTTATAAAGGTACAGACAAAAATGGTTTCCACAAATATTACATTGGTCTTGATGTTTTAAATTGCATTACCTTGCCAAATTGTACAGACGCAAGATGGGGAAATGGTACTTTACGCCACGCCACCGAAGAGGAAAAACAGTTACTCTTTGATAAGATGAAAGAGCAAGGACTAAAATGGAATGCCGAAGAGAAAAGAGTAGAGAAAGTGCGATGGAGAGCATCTTTTGACGAAAGATACTACTATATAAATCACCTTTTAGATTGTCATTCGGATATAGAAGATTCTCATATCTTTAATAAAGAAAGGTGGAAGATGGGCAACTACTTTAAAAACAAAGAGCAAGCCGAAGAGGCTGCTAAACGTGTAAAGGAGACATTAAGAAACTACCACGAAGAAATAGGAGAATGAAGATAACAGATATAAGAATTGGCGACCGTGTGCAGGAAAAACACACACGGTTTCCAATGACAGTTGTAGGCTTATACTCCACGCTCGACGACCTTAAATCAGGCACAGTAAACCTTGATTTTGAGGGCAACGAGGGCGATATGTGGGAACTTAAACCCGAAGAACTGGAGAGAGTAAACACACTCTCCACAGATTGGAACAAAATAAGAATTAACACAGCCATTGCCAATATGCAAACCTTAATGGTGCAGTCGTGGCAAATGGAAGCAGACGAAGTGGCAAAGGTAGCTGTAAAGTATGCCGATGCGTTAATTAAAGAACTACAGAAATGAAAAGAACAAGAATGAATTTTTGGTTGTGGACATTCATAACCATTATGTGGGAAGTTACCCTAATGGGGGCAATCTCTCACCATCATTACAAAGACATATATCTTCCTTTTATAGGAATGGTAATCAGCCTTATACCCACAATTATTAATTTCTTAGCATTGGAGAAACAACGATGAAATTTAAACAAGCAATAGCCTTTGATGGGCGAAATCTTAACGACATATTTCGCCTACCGTGTGTTGAAAGCATTGACAAGGGCGAAAATGGAAAGCCATACATTAAACTGTATCGTAGCTGTACGGAGGGCAGACTGATAGCCACCGTAGGCACAGTATTGGTGCAGTTCAGTGGCGGCACGTGGCAAGTGTTTGGCAAAGAAGCGTGGGAAAGAGCAACCAAAGAATAGACACGCAAATCTATATCCATAGATATACAAGCGTACATCTAGGGATATACGAGCGTATATCTATGGATGTAAAAACACGAAACAATATGACAATAGAGCAATACACTTATTTAGTAGCCAAATATGGCGAGGAAACTGTCTACCGATTCTTTAAACGGTCGGTGGACGCTTTAAAGAGGAAGTATAATGAACATATTTAAACCACAAACCCCATTCACAGGAATAAAGCAAACCGATTTGGCGCAAACGTGGCAACAGAACCGCGAAACGCTAAACCATATTTCTGCCCTATTCCACGTGATAATAGGTGGAGCAAACAGCGTGGCGCAAACTGTTATGCTCGACACCATAAACTTGCTTTCCAAAACAAACCAATACAAAGGAAAGGCAAGGCACAACGCACGTTTGGCAGTGAAGAGATATAACAATTTCGACCGTCAGAATATGGACGATATGCGCAATAAACAAATGGACAAACGCCAGTTCTATATGGACTACCTTGACGATTTGGAAGAACGGCTGAAACCCGATGTGTTCCGCTTCAGACTTGCCATTAAACAAGTGTTGGACAAAAGAAACATTGATGGTAGCGAACTGAAATCGTACGTGCTATGTACCTACGAAATGCTGCACTACTGTGTTACTTTATTCGATAGGTTCATTAAAGAATTGCCGTCTATACCGCCTATTAACTTTAAAGAAACATACAGAGCCGCCCGATTAGACGGAGTGTTTACAGCGTGGGACAATCTTACGGACGTGCTTTGTAGAGATTGTGCCAACATCAAGCTGGACGACGACCCCAACTGTCGCCTTGCCCTAAACATTATAGAAACAAAAATAGTGTCGGAGCAAAGCATAAACCAAAGTGGCAAAGAGGCTCTAAGCCTCAACCCCACCATACAGTTGGAAGCCGACCGTGCCGAAATGAACCATAACCGCAAGCCGTTCCAACCATTGCAATTCACAGATGCACAAATGGAATATCTAAAAAGCAGCTACTCAACCACACGAAACATAGACCTTGCCAAAACGTTAGGCATCAGCCTATCGAAACTTAACAAACTCGCAAAAGAACTCAACTTGACTAAACAGAACTAAAATAGTCCAAATATTAGACAGATATTGGACAGATATTGGACAGATATATAAAAACTCTTTTCAACTCATAATTATGTAGTAAGCCCCACCGTCCGTGATGGATAGTGGGGCTTTTTGCGTTTACATCATTACAGCTATTTCCTTACTCTATCTCTTATTCTTTGCACCACATTTCGCACGCTTGGCACTCGCTTGTAAAGGTAGTATAAAGCTATGGCAATAGCAAATAGAATGCTTGTACCTATTACGAGTTGCCAAAAGTTAAAAGGCTTCGACACGGCTATCTGCTCCACTTGCTTCTGCTTTTGCTTGTGTTGCTCGGTGGCGTGTACTTTCGTTCTTACTACTTTCTTTGCTGTGCTGTCTTTCTGCACAGACACGCCTTTCTTTTCATTCTTACGACTTATCTTCGTTTCTTTAATGCTCTTTAAGCCGTGATGTATTACAACGCTGCCATCGCCTTTGTATTCTACCATTGGCGAATTAGTATCGTGAGTAAGACAGCTTTCCTTGCCGTAATAAGGCGTGTCGAATATGTACTCTCTTACAAGCGTTGTGTATTCGTCCACACGTGATGTGTCCACGAGTGAGTATTTCACGCTTGCCTGTTCCTTTACCACTTGCGCACTATCAAATGTGCGCTTTACACTCTCCGTCTGTACAGCTTTCTTTGTTTTACAGCTGCACAGTGTAATTAGGGTGCATATCAGCACGCCCCATATTGCTCCTATTATCCTATTCATACGTTTATACTTTTAAATTAAAACACTGCTTGCGTTGGCTACCATCAGGCTTCTTATATCCCACGTGTACCCATCGTGTGTAGCTGTTTTTTTCAATTATGATTTGGTCGTACAGATAGCCACGTTTGCTAAAACTATACGCCATAAAACGCTCGAATACGTCCTGCTTTCCATTGGCAGGAACAATGTCGGCTGCATAGCCAGCAACGTGCGCACTGTTCTTTACACCGCCCACAGCTTTGTTCAGTTCAGGCGAGCGATAGCCACTTGACACTATTAAAGATGGACTACCCAAATTGTACTGCTCGCAATACTTTGCCCATTCGGCACGTATCGCCTCCAGTAGTGTTATAGTCTCCGTCAGATGCACCCTAACCACTGCTGGGGGTGTGTTATCTATTCCTTTCTCTTGTGCCACCTTTGAGGTGCACAACTCTCCTATTGTGAAATTTGCCATTGTTTATATCATTAATATTAATATTACCACGCCACCCATTACGCCTGCGAGTGCGTCCTTTAAATCGAAATTCTCCTTGCGCACGAAGTGGTCTACCATCTCTTTTGCTGTCATCACCATTGCAACGGCTGTCAATGCTGCCAGTACCCCGACATGCAGACGCATGACGGCTGCCACCATCATGCCTACTATGAAATGTAAATACTTGTCGCTGCCTATGCTCGCTAACCTTTCAAATATTCTGTATATTCTTTCTACCATATTCCTTTATTTTTCCTCCGCTAATTTTCTCAACATTATATCAATAGTACATTCTGTATTCTCTGCAACTAAATCAACAGTAGTGCTTTGCATCTTTGGCGTTGTGTACTGTATCAATTTCTCTGCTATTGCAATTCTGTCTTTTGGTTCTAACGAAAGAAAGTCTTGTGTAAAAAGCCCACTTTCATTATAATCCGCTAATACACCCTCAATAGCTTTTCTATTAAGAGCAGTAAGCTTATTAGGCGTTCCTTTCACACGCCCACCTGTCTTTTTTCGTTTTCCTTTTTCTTTTTCTGTTTCCTTTTTTATTGTTTTCATATTCTTTGCGTGTTAATACTTAAAAACCAAAAGCAAAGGTATTGTTTTAATTTTGACGCATTATTATAAGTATTAATTCCACAAAGCAAAGCAATATGTTAGGAACAGCAATAGGAGCAGGTCTCAAAATAGCAGGAAGTATCTTTGGAGGTATCAAAGCCTCAAAAGCTATGCGCAAATACAAAGCGCAAATCAATCAGCAAAAACAAGAAAACAAAAGTTGGTACGATAGACGCTACAACGAAGATGCAACGCAGCGAGCCGAAGCACAAGCCGTACTTTCTAATTTGCGTGAACACCTTAAACGCAATAGCGAGAACGCAGCAGGAACGCAAGCCGTCGTTGGAGGTACGGAGGAAAGTGTTGCAGCGCAAAAGGCAGCCGATGCAAACGCAATGAGCAACGCAGTCAGCAACATTAACGCAATGGGCGAAGCTCGTAAAGATGCCATCGAACAGCAGTACCAGCAACGAGAAGACAACCTGAATGCACAACTTGGAAACTTGGAAGTTAATCGTGCACAGAACATAGCCAATGCCGTTAAGGGAGTAGGCAATGCAGCAGCAGGCATAGCCGCTTATATGGACGGCACAGAAAAGCCCATCAAGCCAAAGCAAGACGAGCAAGAAAACAATCCTTACGTTTAAATAGGTCAGACAGCTATATGAGTTCTTTAGCAGACATAATGAACACAAGTGGCACAAGAAGCCGTAGGCGAGGAAGTGGAGTAACAACACCCACTCAACAACCTACGCAAACAGTGCAGCCACAACAAACAGATACACCGCCCACAGTGCAGCCAGCACAAGGCGAAGTAAGTGCGCCCCAGCCAGCAACAACTCCGCCTCAACCGATGCCAGGCGAAGTACAGCCCATAGAGAAAATACCCCAGCCAGCACCCGTCAGCAGCTGGTTGCCAAAGGACGTTCCACCAACAGCAGAGGAGAATAACTCTGAACAAGAAAACAATCCTCATCAAAGAATGTCTTTGGAGCAAATAGCACGCACGCTTTACGAAAGTGGCAAACCGTCTCCCGAAGAAGAGGAACGGCAGCGCAAGCGTGAACGCAGCAGGGCAATATTGTCGGCTATTGGCGATGGCGTTTCGGCACTCTCAAACTTGTATCATACAAGTAAATACGCTCCCGATATGAGTACTCCCGATAGTTCGTTGAGTGGCAAGGCAAAGGAGCGTTACGATAGATTTGTGCAAGTGCGTAAAGAAAACGAGGCTCGCTATAACAACGCTATCTTGCGTGCAAGACAAGGTGATTATGAAATGAATATGAAAGAACGTGAGATAGCACGTAAGGAAGCAGCTGATGCAGCAAAAGACGCACGAGAAGCAAAACGTTACGAAGAACAAGCAAAAGCAAAGTTGGAAGAGATAGGAATCAGAAGAGCGCAGGCACAGACAGCAGCTGACAAAGCAGCAGCCGATGCAGCATACAAAAAGGCTCAACAGGAATTCAATCAAAAGAAATTCGAAGCAGATACAGCATTGAAGAAAGAGCAGCTTGCAAACCAGCGTGCAGCCAATGCAGAAAGAGCACGCCACAATAGAGCTGTGGAGGGATTAAGCAGAGAAAGAAACAATATCTCACGCTCAAAAGGCGGAGGGAAAAACAGCGGAGGTGTAGATGCATCAGATATGTATTACATCAGCGGCAGGAATTTCACCATCGGACGGAAGAAACAACTTTCAAAGATGGAACAAGATGCCATTTATCAATATGCTGTAAATATGGGTTGGGTAGACAAGAAAAATCAGAATGCCGTCAATTCAGGCTCACTAAAAAAGGACGACATCATTGCTAAACTTGCCAACTATACACCACAAGCAAAGCAGTATCTTATTGACAACTACGGCTATACAGAAATCAATAACGGCAAGTCATTAGGGTTAAAGCACAACAAAGGAAAAAAGATATTAGGATTAAAATAAAAAAATAACATACGTATGCCAGATATAAAGAACAACATAAAGGTTATTTACAACACATTAGCCAAAGAGGGTTATAACGATTTAGGGTCAGAACAAGAGTTTGCCGAAAGTATGGCAGACGAAAACAATCGAAAACTTGTTTATAACACACTCAAAGGAAAAGAGTTTGCAGACGTAAAAGACTACGACAGCTTTTCTAATATGGTTTATCAGCAGCCACGAGCAGGGCAGCAGCAAGAGGGAGAAATGAAACCTGTAAAGCCTGCAAAGATAGACCCACGTTTTGTTGCTCCAAATGTAGGCAAGCCTACCGATGCACAGCCAATTATGAAATCTGTGCAACAAGATACTGGTTTTGCTGCACCACAAGACTACAATTCGCAAAATGCTTTCTTATCTAATGTTGATAAGGATTATAATGTTGCAAGTCATATCCCCGATGCACAGCAGCCTATTAAAATGTATGGTGCTGATAGCAATCTTGGAGAAGTCATAGATAACCTTTATACGGTCTACGATGAAGCATACAAGAAAGATAATCCTAAAAAAATTGCCGAAGCTGCAAATATGGCTCGCTCTATGGGTCTTGATAACGAACAGGCAGAAAAAGCACTGACTTTAGTACACGGTCTTTATTCACAAAATGTTGCTAACAACATAGCGGACTATATGTATAGCCGTATGAATAACGGCGACCCACTCTATGCACTGAAAGAGGTTTATTACAATAAAGACTTTCAAAAGAAACTCAAAGATACAACTACCCGATTAGGACTTGACAACACACAAGGTTTTGTAGAGTATTACCTAAAGCCAGCATTGCAACGTAAACTCGAAAACGAACGTGGATTTACCGATACCGTAAACTTTGGAGTACAAAGCGGAAGCGATGACATTGCAAAGAATACAGAGGTCTTTGAGAAACGCAAGGCAGAAGAAGACCTTTTGCAAAAGCAGGTTGATGCAATGAATGCAGAGGGTAAGCGCATTGAAGAAAAGGGGCAACAAATGTACGACCCTAACTACAAAGACCGTCCGTGGTGGGCGGACCTTATTCCTGTAGAGGGTGGCGGACGCAGCGCATACGACGAAGCAGAGGGCATAAAGCGCAACCCCGAAGCCGAAGAACTTATGCGCACAGGACAAGCTATGCAGCGTATGTCAGACGATGCACAAGCAGCCATCAGCGAGGATAACATTCTTCGTACAAGGAAGACGGACGGTCTCACCAATCAAATTAAGAATGCATTTGGGCGGATTTTACGTGGTGGAGCAAAAACCGCAACCGATATTCGCACGTGGGACTTCGGTTTTACCGACCTTAAGGACGCTACAGTCATAAAGGCAGCAGCTGACGCCTACGCAAACAACCGTGCAACGGCAGCGCAGAAAGCACTGTTAAATGCCGTAGCCCTTAAAAATGCCGTAATGGGCAAGCACGGAGATTCATTGGGCGGATTGTATGGAGCAGCAGGCACAACTATACAGATGGTACCATTTATGGCACAGTTTGCCTTTAGTCCTGTAAAGGGAGTAGGACCAGCAGCACAGAAGTATTGCAGAACACAACTCGAAAAAGCGTTCGGCAAATACGCCACAGAAGCCGTAGGCAAGTTTGTTATTAAGTCAGGAGAACTCGCAGGACGCTTTGCAGGCGACGTAGCGCAAGGTGCAGCAATGACTACCATCTTCAATATGCCTGCCGTTGCAGCCGATACACATAAACGTATGACTGGTGATTTGGAAGCTGCCACCGATAGCAAAGGAAACATCGTCTACAGCGGCAAGCGTACAAATGTAAAGAGTGGTGGTAGAGCTTTTGCAGAAGCATTCACGGCACAGACCATTGAAAACCAAAGCGAACTGGTCGGAGAATACTTTGCTCCATTGCAAGACTTTATACAAAAAGGCGCAATAAAAGCTTTGGATAAATGGGGACTTGTCCGTACCAAAGATTTCCTCACAGGTATTAACAACAAGCAGCTAATGAAAGGTTTTAACCGTTTCACAAAAAAAACGGAATGGAACAAACTTCTTGGCGAAACAGGAGAAGAATTTATCGGCAACATTGAAAACGCAGGCACTGTAGGAGACTTAAATTTCAAACTCGACCCTGACGATGACAACAGCGTTTTCAGCAAGAAAGTAAACACCGATATTATTTTAGGTGTAGGCTTAGGTTGTGGTATCATCAGTGGAGCACGTGTGGGCAGCTACATTCGCAACAACCGCAAACTAAATACCGCTATCAACGACGCAGATAGCTATGCAGATGTTATCTTTGGTACTGACCGTTGGCAACAGATAAAGAGCGAGATAGACAACGCTCCTGATGACAAGGCAGGAAATTTACTGCAATCTTACATTAACAACGCAAAACTCAACAACGAACAAAAACAAACCATCGTAGACTATACCGTTAATACGTATATTAAACGTGGCAATGATATTTCGCATCTCAAAAATGCCATCGAGGATAATATCTCTTCTGAACAGCAGGAAGTACAGTCTGCCTATGAAAACGGACAGAACGCACGTGATGCACAGATGAACGAAGTCAAAACCTCGCTCGACGAAGCAGAAAAGCACGCAGCAGAACTTTTAGGCGAAGACGAGTTAAACGCATTGGACGGTATCGAAGATATAGACGCATTCAAAGAAAGCAACGCTTACAAGTCCTATTCAGAAGAACAGAGAGAAGCAGCACTTAAATATACCATTGCACGCACCGCATACAATGGTATGATTAATCGTGTACAGGACGAAATAAAAGCAGCAGTCAATAAAACCAATGCAGAAATAGACAACCTCACTCACAAGGATAGCGGCACTATCATTCGTGCAACTCTCAAAAATGGAGACCAGGAAGTATATGTTGTTTCAGGAAACGTGGTAACGTCTCCCGATGGAAAGAGCATAGACACCGAAAAGTCCGACAACGATATTGTCGTTTACAATACAGAGAGTGGGAAAAAGGAAATGCTCAATATAAAAGACCTACAAAGTGTAGATACTCCTATTGATGCAGCTACCTACAAAGCTGACAGTGCAGCAGAAACAACACAACAAATAGCAGAAACAGAAGCTGCAAAGATAGACGGCACTCGCAGTTTCCACTACAACGACACTGTAAAGGTGCAAGACAAAGAGGGCAACCTTATAGACGGCAGTGTACAAGATGTTACGCCCGATGGCGTTATTGTTGTTTCAGACGCATATCCTGGTGGCAAGACTTACACAGCAGAGGAACTCACTGCAATGCAACCGCAGCAGCAAACTGTTGCAGAAAACGCAACAGTTGAACAGCAGGCAGAGGAAGCTGTTGCTGATAACGAAAGTAACGAAGCACCAGCAGAAGAGAAAGGCGAGGTGAACTCTCCACAAAGTGAAGCAACACCACAAGAAAAGACAGTAGAGCCGCAGCAGCAAGCAATACCTACCGATAATAAAGGAAACTTATTGTATCACGAAGTTCCTGTAGAACGCACAATAGAAGATTTGTACGATGGTTCATTAGACGATACAGAGATTGCCGACTTTATTTCTGCAAATATCGAAGCAGCACAAAAGGAATACAACAGCGTTGTAAAGAAAGCTCCGAAGATTGGTACAGACAAAACAAGATACCTGCAGGAGAAGAAAGCCTATCAAGAAGAAGTTGATAAAGCGAAAGCAAAGGTAGACTACTGGCAAGCTGTAGAAAACGAACGCCAACGCATTACCCACACCTCTCCCGAAGAACTTAAAAACGCAGAAGACGAATTAAGCGGAGAAGCAGCACGAAAAGATTACAGAGGAATAACGACAGGAGACGAAGAGAATCCAACGTCAGTAGAAGACCTCGTGAGAGACTTCTTGCGAGGCGCAAAAATAACTCCCGAAGATTTCAGAAAAGAAACAGGACTATCCATAAGCGAACAGAAAAAGTTCGTTGGTATGATTTCAAAACAAGGAAAGACTATTGCAAGGCTCAGCGAAGAACTTGCAGACTACGACGAATGGAATATAGGTGGTAGATTCTTTGATGGAGATAGCAACGCAGCACGTGGAGCAATCATAGAGGCACTT